AACTGACTTACATCCAAGAACAAATCCTTTGATCTATATTGAGAAGAGTTTATCCAATGTAAGAAAGCACAGCAATACCATCCACATGCGTTATTCATAAGCCCTTGTATAGGTTTAGTTGTATAAGGTATTTTCTTATTAATGGTATTTATAATCGCATTTTCTACATCTTTGGGAGGACCTTTCGCATAACTATCAAAATATATACCATCTACTTTATCATTAGGATACTTGAATAATTGAAGACAAGTCCAATGTGATCCATTATTCTGTTCTCCATTTTCATCAAACTCATCTTCTAAATTTATGATATAAGCAGTATTATATTTTAACTTACTGGGTAATTCGTCTTTAAAAAAGCAACCTTCCAAATTGAAACCCATTCGTTTAGCTAAATCTTTAATCTGATAGTTTGTTAAACTCATTAATATAATAAGATATAAATATTTATTGCTTCTTGCCGAGATTTTGGTATGCTGGTGGAAACTGGTTTTTGTAATGAAAATTTACATCATACGTAGATTTTAAAGACTTATCTCTTACCTCTTGACCTTTTGCTCCAACTTGACCTCCATTCATAGTTCGTCTTTGAGATGCGTATAAACCATCACCAGAGCAGTGTCCACCTCCCGCATATAATCCTCTTCCAGCATATAATCCATATCCTATGGTTAAAGGGTTTCCTTCAAAACGAGATTTAAATCTCATTTGTGGATTCACATCATCAAAACTTTTTCGTAATCCATATCCATCGTTCTCAGCAGTTAGATCCATTATTTTTTGCTGTAAGAAGTTTTGGTTCATAGTAGATGCTTCTAATCTTCCTAATGCCGATGAAGTTTGGAATCCATAATTAGTTCCCAGTTGTTTATTTAAATCTTGTAATGAATTATTAAGACTTATTTGGTCTGTAAGATTTATTCTATTTTGTTGTATAGTAGAACTTTGACGATTTCTTGGTTGCCGTGCTCGCATCGTTTTTCTCTCTTGTTTATCTAATGCCCGTTCTGCTTTTGCTGTGGAATAATCACCTAGACTATAACCAACCTGTCCTAATACTTGGGCGGCACCCGGCGCAAATTGTGGTTGCCCCACAGCAACTGCCCCAGCCGCCCCAGCAGTTGCCCCAGCAGTGGCCATAATCTCGGGTAAGGTTTCTTTCGCAAAATTTACACCTTCTCTTGCGACATCTAATGCGACATCTTCTAAAAAATCTTTTCCTTCTGTTCTAGCCAAACGCCCAAGTTGTTTTGAACCCTTTTTAGCGGCACGACTAACTTGTTTTGAACCCTTACTAACACCACGTTTAATATCATCAAACAACCCTTTACCTTCTGCGACTTCGTTTTCTTCTGGTTTAGATTTTAGTTTGTTAAATGCTTCTGGTGACATATCAAAATCAATATTCTCTCTATTTGCTAATATTTCTTGTGGATCTAATCGTATTTCTACTCCCTTGTTTTTACCAAAACTTCTCATAGCAAGATTATATGACTCTGGTTTTACAATCATACAAATTCCTTTTCCTTTCATCGCTTTTTTCAATCTTACTTTATGTCCATTCCTTAGTCTTTGTTTTTGCTTCTTACTAGCACTTATCGTAAGTATCGGCATGACTTATACTTATGATAAATATTATTTTTTGAGATAATGACTTTTTCTTAAAGTTTTCTTAAACTCTTGTTCCAGTTAATACATCAACACTAATCTCAACTCCGTAGGAAAGAAAACACATTAAATCAACATTACGAGTGCTTACGATGTCTCCTATCAACTGAACCGATTTCGGCACGGCATCTTCTACTGGTAGATCTCTTGAAAGGTCAAAATAGTAATATCCATAAATGTTTTCAAACATCTCTTTGGAAATTAAACCACTAACCAGTCCATCAGTCATTCCACCATTTACAGAACCAGCACCATATAGGTGGTGATTAAAAGTTTGGTAATTATATTTAAGATTATCTTGTAGAAGATTTTGACCAGAAATAACGATATTGAGATTTGTTAAATTGATAAGTGGATCAGTGCAACCGCAACCGGCTCCGTTGAATGGAGATTGGTACGAAGGATATGATAAACGATTATCAGTAGTCGCAACACCAGAAAGGTTTGTATGGAAAGGAATTATCAATATAGATTTAAGATTAGCAATGCCATTCGTAAGAAGTTGATTTATACTTCCAGACAAATTCCTTAACTGATATAAATATACATCTTCATATACAATTCTTTTGATAGGGGTAGAGAGATATGACTGCTCGAATACTGGATTAAAAGCATAACTAGGCACATTTAAGGTAATCATATCACCAAGAGTTCCTTCTGCAGTATTTCCTAATGCGGTGTTTAAACATTTCTTTCCCACACTAACATTCGTTGTAAAAGTAGCAGCAGTATTATCATCACTTCGGTCAAAGCCTCCGTTGTTTTGCGCAGCAGAAGATATAACAAACGGAATCACTCCGCCAACTGGGTTGCTTACCTCTCCAAGAGTCATCGTTCTAGTATTAGCATGGGCGTCTTGTGTAATAGTCACACTACTATTATTTAGAGTAAGGGTCATTCGGAGATATGCACCTTTCAGTAATGGGACACTTTGAAAAAATGGATGTAGATGTTTTAATTTTATTGTCGCCATAACGGACCAAGCGATTCTTCCTTGCGCCGCAGCACCACCATCAGCACGATGACTTACGTAACTTTTATATAAAGATTTTATATGCTGTTCTGTTTGGAGCCGATCATTAATATTATCATTAGCAGCACCTACAACAGCATCTTGGGTATGAATATATTGAAGTTGTCGGCGTAAAAGACCCTCATTTCCTTTTCCATTTTTAGTATTAAAAAATGAGCCTCGGACATTAGCACCAATGGCTAATGCGTTTTTATTATTACAAAAACCAATTCCATCTACGCTGACGGCTTGATAGAAATGCCATGATTGTGGGTCATCTGGATAGAAACCAATTACCGCCCCTTGATTTTGTAAATCTTCATAAGATAAAGTTGTTAGTAATCTAAAACAATTATACATGTTTATAAAAGGAGTTTGCTGAACGATAGTAGTATTATTGTATTCTAATGAAAAGGCATGTATAAGGTTTCCATACCAACTTTGTAAGGTGATGCTTGTATCAAGAGAAGTGCCGGCGGTCGCTGGTTTAAACACATTGGCATTTGCAGTTGTTCCCGATGTAATCAGTAATGGAACTTCTAAATATGCTTCTCTATAATTCATATACTTATTACTATTGGAGAGTTGGGATGTATCAATCCGACTTTCATTTGTGTTATAACTACCATTTTGATTGTCTAAAATACTTAACCAATCTTTCTTAATGAATACCGATGGGGAACCATCAACCTCGTTGGATAAATCAAAAACAAGTTTATCGCAGTTCGTCATTATAAATTACAAACAGATAAAAATTTTACATTTCAAAATTTATATTTTTTGGTTTCTTTGATTTCGGTAATTTTATGCTTAACTTCTCTAATTTATCAGACATCTTCTTACCTAACCCTTGACCAGATAAAGCTGGATCACGACCAGTAGTCATGATTAAATCTTCTTCTCCTCTATATGAATTTTGAGAACCCATGCCTCCATCTAATAAAAAACTACTTCCAGTTCCAGTCATAACTCTTTGTTGTGTATTACCACTTAATCTACTTCCCGGAATCATAACTCTTACCATTATATAATATGATTACATATTTAATTTCTCAGTTTGTTTCTTTTTAAAGTTTCTGTATTTCAATATCAACATACTTATCTTACTTAAAAATTGATGTTCTCTCTCATTATCTTTTACATCACCATCTTCTTGTTTAAGTTTTGCTAAAACCTTTCTCTCCATATCAAAGAACTTATCATAAGTGTTGTTTAAATAATTCTCGTTAAGTTCATCCATTATATTATTAAGTAAGATATTAAATTTCGTTCTTGTCTTTAATCACAAGCAATATAGTCATTTCCGGGTCTTGAATTGAAATTTCGTTAAAATCGGTTCCTAAAAACTGAATTCGTAATTCCGTATAAGTTCCATTAATAAGTTTGTTAAAACTATACTCTGCTGGTTGATTATTTATAAGTTGCCCTATTGCTACATTTGGGACAACACTATATATAATTCCACTTGGAGATGCATAAGGATTATCCACATTACTACAATTAAGTAATAAACTGCTATTTGGTTGCACGTCTGGCGTTCCACCACCATAAATGCTTCCACTTACGGAATGAGAGAGATATGAAAGAGTATCAGTACTACTTTTGCTAATATAAGTTTGATTTGCTGGGGCAGAAAACCCATTAGAAGCGTTAAAGTCACTAGAAAAGTTTTCATCAAAACCAATTAAACTATGAAAATTTGCTGGTATAGTAATTTTTGGATTGAAATTATTAGATGAGTTGGCGGCATTATCTCTAAACATAAAACTACCACCAGATGGAACCGAGAGAGATGCTGTGGATGCTTCGGCAGCGGTAGGTATTTTATAAAGATTTATTTGGATACTATATCTTGTCGCATTAACTTCTAATTCTATGTAATAAACATTATTGCCTTGTGAATTTACTAAATAATGGTTGTTCTCTATCATTTTGGATTGTAAAAAGGTATTCACATCTGATATTTCATATAATCCATCTGGTATTGTGATTGAAAATGTTGTTCCATCTATCCACTGATATGAAAAATTATTATTATCTAAACTTTGAGAAATATTATACCAAGAATAATACATGGATACTTGGCTCACAGCAACATAACTATCTTTAAACTGAACGCTGTTAGGAAAGTAATATACGAGTCTCTTTCT